GCGTTGCCGCCCACGCCCGCATCGGCGGCCTGTCGCTCTACTACCCCAAGAGCGTCATGGTGCTCGAAAAGGCCTGATCCCTGATCACCTTTTCATTTCACGGTTGGCCCCTACCCAAATCTCGAAATGCTTCTCACATATCGCCCCGAGCTCGATAACCCTCCGATGGCACCCGAAGCCACCCTCGGCTTCTCGTTCCTCCAAGAGGGCACGCAGGAACCCAAGCACTACACGGTGGACGCCGGTGTCAACCGCAACTTCCCCGAAGACGTTTGGGCACGCATCCGCGACTACGAGGTAGTCCAACGCCTCCTGTCTCTTGGCGCTCTCAGCGTCGACGAAGACAGTGATTTCGTCGAAAGCGTCACTCCTGCCGTCGAAAGCGCTGACACCTTGATCAGCATGCCCTTGCCCAAGGCCATGGCGCTGATCGAGGCGAGCTTCGACACCGAGCAGCTCAAGCGCTGGGACGCCAAAGAGCACCGTATTCGCGCCAAAAACGCGATTGCGAAGCGCATTGAAGCCATCACCGAGGGCAACGGCTGATGGCAGTTCCCGATTCCGCCACTTTCCTGCTGCGATTCCCCGAGTTCGGTGAACTCAGCAGCGACGTGATCTCCGGATCACTGGCGGAAGCGGGCCGCTCCTGCAGCACCTCCGTCTGGGGTGACAGGCACACCGATGGAGTGAGCCAACTCGCAGCTCACCTCCTTGCCACCAGGCAAGTCCAGATCGGTCTCCAAGTGGGCGCCCAAAGCGGCAACCCCCTTGGCACCGAACTCCAAGCCACGACCTACGGCCAGGAGTTCCGCCGCCTCCTCAGTTCATTGCCCCTCAGCGGATTTGCATTCTGACCATGTCGATCCCCGCCGCCACCATCGCCGCCTACGCCCCCTGGGGCAACGCTGAACTCGCCTTCAGCGTCGGCACCGGTGCGGCCACAGTCGACCCCGCGACCGGCAACTACGTCCAATCCACGGAAACCCTGGAGTACCTGGCCGCGCTGGAAATCCAGCCTCCGTCCTGGGACGCCAAGCCCGGCGCCGACGTCACGGCCTACCAGTGCCGAGGCCGGCTGCTGAGCCCCAACCGACTGGACAGCCGCGTCACCAACGGATCTCAAGCCGAAGCCACGATCAACGGTCTCAAAGGCCGCCTCGAGCTGACGTTTCCTCTGAACATGGATCGCGCCGCCTACCGGGACATCCGGCAGGAAATCAGCGGCACCTTCCGCATTTCAGGAGGTCCGAACTGATGGCCCAACGCAAATCCCAACTGAAGCAAGAGCTGCGCGCCGCCACCGAAAAGGCAGTCCGTCAGCTCTCCACCTGGCTGGACGCTCGCTTCACCGAAGAAATCTCTGCCGTGAAGTGGGACTACCCCACGCCACCCCAGATCCGGGACATCGTTGACACCGGGCGGCTCCGTGCAAGCCAAACACGCATCACGCAGCCCGACGGGACCATCACTTTCAGTTGGCCCGTCGACTACGCCCAACAAGTCCACGAGGGCGGAGTCAGCCTGTCTGGTTCTCGCTTTCCCGGCCGCCCCTGGACCAAAGCCCCCTTGGAAGAAGCGCCCGCCCAATTCAGCGCCTTTCTTGAGCGCGCCATCCAGGAGGGCCGCTCATGATCGACACCTCATGCCCAAGCGTCGTCGACCTCCGCCGCACGATCGAGACTTACATCCTCGGTCTGTACGAAGCGGACGGCACCACCCTGCGTGCCGAGGCCATCTGGCCCGGCAAGTACACGCTGCCGAACGGCACCTCCATTCCTGCGGTGTACACCGTGGGCGCCCAGATGGTGCCGTCCGACTGGACGATCCAAGGCATCGAGTGCGTCATCGATGACGTCCCCGAGCCCGTCAACAACGGAATCGGGAGTGTGATTTCGATCGAAACCTGGCCGGTCCGCTTCACCAATTACGGCACATCCAAAGGCACAACCATGGGCAGCTCACTGTTGGACATCCAACGTCGGCTCGCCCGCACCTTCCCCCGGGACCAAGTCACCTACATGGCCCGGACTGAGGCCACATACGAGGCCTTGACGGCACGCATCCGCGGGGCCGTTCTGAACCCCCCGATCCCTTAAGGAGTCCTTACCATGGCTGATTACGCCATCGGGCTGTCGTTCCACAAGGCTCACCGGACCCTCGTCCGCGCCGTGGACCTCACCCCACCCTGCCGCTACTTCGCAACTCGCGACACCGCCGGCCTGATCACCCTGCCCACCCTCGACGCCGGCTCCAGCTACGTCGAACTGCAGGGAGTGAGCAACACCACCTTCGCGGTCAACGACAACAACCAGGAGTTTCGCCTGCTGGGCGATGACGGCTGGGGTGACTCGCTGATCACCGGCTCCACCGTGCAAGCCTCGGTGACCGCCTACTTCCTCAAGGACACCGCTGTCCCCGCCGGCCAGAATTGCCCCCAATTCCGCGGCAACTACGAAGAGGGCTTTTCACTGATTGAAAAGGCCCGCTACAACAAGGACTACGAAATCTACGTCGAGTTTCTCAAAGAGCTCGGCCAGGCCGAAGGTAGCAGCGGCAACTGGATCTACGACTTCACCGGCTTCAACGCCGTCGTGATGAACTACAACGAGAACATCACCGCCGAAGGCCTCACCGAGGTCTCCTTCGACCTGATGTCCCGAGGACGTCCCGTCTTCGGCCGATACGACGCCGGCTCCGCAGCCCTAGCCTTCGGCGGTGTGCAGTCCAGCCTCCTGTTCACCGCTCCCTCCTCTGGAGACCGCCGGTA